GTTTAATTGAGGTCATAGAATGGGTTGCATGAATCATAATATCTTGAGGATCATCATACTTAGAAACACACCATTGTTTAGTTACTGTATATGGAAGTTGTTTCTTTTTTTTAGGATAGAACTTTCTGTACCCTACCTCTAATATCATGTAATATATTGGTTCGCCTGTCATCTTAAAATTACTTTACCTGTTCGAAACCACTTCTTATCGTTGTAGTTTGTTTTTACTACTGGCTTTATGTTTCCCTGTGCTGCCAGTAACGCAAGACCGCTAGAGATTGTTAAGTCAAACTTTGTTCGATCATCAATCCTATAGTTTATCCAATCTTCTAATGTTCTTTGAAAGGGCATACGTCCCATTTCAATAGACTCTTCATTGAGTCCCACATGAGAATGTATGTACGATTCGATGGCTTGAGCATGGGCCTGTATTATCTCCTGGGAGTTTGAAGGGATTCCTTTTGTTTTTGTTTTCGAGCCGAAGCCAGAACCTAAGTGTGCGGGTCTGTCTAAAAGGTAATGATCATAACCCCTGGTTTCAAAGTACCTGGCAATACCGTATTTGTTGTTCTCTATCAGAACAGGATAACCATAAAACCTTGCAGCCATTAATATGTCTTCATAAAAGATTTTAGCAAGTGGTGGACGGCTAGCATATTCAGCAACAAACATATTTGCTGGGAACTCAGTAGAAAACTTATTGTAGAAATGACAAGCCCCTTTAGAACCTCGTCCATCTACAGTCGCATCTATATCATACGAGTCAACCCCAGCGCAACCTAAAAGTTTGTTTTCGGGCCCGTTCTTATTTCTCATATGAGCAGGGGGTAGCCATCCAATCCGCCATCGACCATTAGGGTCTGGCGCAAAGACTACTTCGGAGTCTTGCTTTCCACCTTTCCAAATAAAATTACCTATGACTATTGGAGATGGGTAAAGTTCATCATTGTGTTGTATTTGTTCATATATCTTTTGAACATTAAAGACTGAAGACTTCGCGCTGTCTCTAAATGCCTCCTGCTCTGTAAAGGGGAACTGACGAATAACTTCATTGAGTTCATAGTTGTCATCTACTAAAGCCTTACGCTCATTCTTGAGAAAAGTTTTAGCACCTATCGTTATAAAATCCCCATCTAAGCCCTCTACGGGGTTTTCGGGGTCGTTTACTACAGGTATACCATACTTATCAAAGAAGCCCTCTAAGGCTTCGTAAGCAGGTATGAAGACACGATACAACCCACTCTTGGTTCTGTTATTTTCATTTCTATCCTTAGGATCACTATTGTAAACTAAATTTCTAAAGTTAGAGCCTCCCTTGTCTAATGGATTAACCGTACTACCCACCAATGCCTTGCCGACAATTCTTCTACCCACAAGCAAACAAGTTCTATGTATTCTCCAGGACTCTCTAATGTCTGTAGGCTTTTCCCATTTGCCTGCTTCGTCCATATAGAGTATATGAAGTTTCTCTCCGTCGTATGCGTTGTTAGTGGTGTTCTTCCAATTAATGATAGTGTTTAACGCTTCCCCCTGAACAGAGGTTTTATTCTTTTTAGTTATTCTTTTTGACGGCTCTCTAAATGCTAACTCCATTCTGGGATTAGTTGTTCCGTCCTGTATCGGCTTAAAGAAAAAAGGATAAGACCTATAGATAGGTACAACCTTTTTCATGAATATATTTTCCTGAGCATCAGATCCTGTCTTAGACATTATACCCAGCAGTTTATCTTTTACTTGAGTTGCCTCTCCAGACAATAAAGAGGAACTCATCTGAGTATATCCAGAACGTCTACACTTAGTATATACTTGACCTAAGCATCGGGGGTCTCGGAAGCAGGCTTCCATATGTATGAATAGTTGCTGTTGGAACCGCAAAAAACTGGGGTATCCCACGTCAATCTTGGACCACTGTAAGAAGAAGTAGTGGTGCCCTGTGATATAAGTTGGTTCCCCATTATTGTAAAACCATACTCCGTTTCTTCTTCTTTCATATTCTGTTTTGATATAAGATTCATATTTCTTTCTAAACTCATCTGGAGTTTGAGACCATTCATCCATTGAGGATATAATAGCCAGGTCACTTGGAAGTTCCTGGCGCCTCCAGTATTGTTCTTCTTTTTTAAAATTATAAAATAATATTTTATTTTTAGGTGGAACTTTTGGAAGTTGTATTGGAAGATCTCCTACCTCCATTATTAATCCTTCAGTTCCATCAGGACATATGTTTACTACAGGTTCTTCCCTACCCTCTATTTCTTTTAAAACATTCACGGCCTAGAGTATTGCTCTGCAAACCCGCTTGAATAGTCTTTAGCGCCCTCTATAGTTCCATCCTTAGTTAGGCTATTAATGATAGCCGTAGTCTTTTCTATCTCTATAATAAGTTCCTTAGCGTCTACTGCTGTTTGTTTAATTGCTTGAAGTTCTGCTTTACGTTGCGAACCAGAAAGTTCATTATCAACAGGCTTTTTTATTTCTTCTATCATGTTGTGCACTGCTATCTGCATAGAGGAACGCAGGTTCTTAGCCGTCGCGATGTTGTCGTATTTACTCTTGGAGCGTGCCATGAATTGCGTCTACTATTGTTCTATATACTTTCTCCCCTTCGACTTCCATTTCATAATCTGACGAGTCTCGAATCCAACAAGTGTCTCCAACACTCAACCCTATCTCTTCAGCAACCCGACTGGGATACTTCAAGATACCATATTTTCTTCCGTGATCATAGTTTTTGTCTTCTAAAACTAATTCCAAGATTGAAGATTTTGGCCTTACAGGCTTCCATGGTTTTAAGAATAACCACTTACCTAGCGTATGTATCTGATTATCATGACTATACGCAAACGCTTGATTTCCGAAGTGATCCCACTCGTCATAAACAACGTAATATAATTTTTCTTTATAGTCTACTATTTGACCACGGGGGCCTTGAACCTCTTTTAATTGCTTACCGTCAGAGCCGTCCATGTGATTGCCACCAAGAACTACATTGTGATGAAAGTATAACAAGTCTCCTGGCTGTGCGCCTGTATTATACTTTTCTGGAACTGCTACTATTTCGGCAGAAGAAACTCTATTCTGAAACTCGTTCCACTTAGAGTCAAGATACATTTCTTGATCACCAACTTTAATCGTGTCTTTTAGAGGCTTAGGTATTTTTACGATAAAATGATATAGGGCTTTCATGAGAATACGCAATCATGTTCAACAAGACAAGGCATACCCTCTACCGTCTTCCAAAGCATAACGCCATCTTCATCATTCTCTATGTATATCAACCAACGGCTTATACCGTACTTGGCCATACACTTCTCATCTTTTATTATTGCATGAACTCGGCTTATGCCTGCCTTCTGGCCAACGTAATAAGCCATGGCGTCTTTAGGGTTTTGCCCTACTACTATCTTTCTTATAAGATCCACTTTCTTTTACTTTAAATTTAAT